CGTTCACAGAAGTTACCGAGGCAGCTTCAGCAACGGACACATTTGTGATTCTCTAATATGGCACAGCAAAGCAGACAATCCCTGATGGCCGTGGCGATGCGACTCTATGGGTCGTTTGTGGGGAAGGTCGGCACCGTGCTTGTATCCGGTCCCTACCAGGTAGCAGCAGGCGAGATGTTTGTGACCGGCCGAACAGCGGGCGAGATATTTCCAGCGGGCCGAGCGGAAGGGCAGGTTTTCAGCACGGGCACAGTAGCAGGTGAGGTCGATGGCCGAAGCAGTTGATACCTATGGTGTATCGTTCAGGGACGGCACGATCACGTGCATGGCACGGATCGTGGGCGCCGATGCCGTGAACCTCACCCAGTCGGATCTGTCGTCCGGTACGTACAGTGTGTTCTTGCTGGACGATCAGGACGCCGACAGCCGCATAGCCACTCAGCACGTCGATCACGTGGTGACCATCGCCTCTGTGATCTTCGACACGCTTCAGACGGATGCACGGTGGACGGTTGACGACACGGGCTATAATTTCCGGCACACGATCGATATCAGTAGCAGCGAGGCGTTTACGATCGCGGGCAGAAGATACTTGGTCGAGTACAAATTCACGCCGGCCAGCGGGCAGGTGATTATCGTACGGTTCAGACCGAATACGATATAATGGAACACTTAGAACAACGCAACTTACTGGCACCTCTGGCCGTGGGGATGATCCCCGGCGACCCGGCAGTGGCAGTTGTTGCCCCGATCGAAGACTTCAAAGTCAACGCCATCGACATGCTTGGGGCGAGAGACAATCAGACGCCCTTCCCGGAAGTTGCGGGTATTACGAACGTGTACGACGTCAACCGAGACCAGAGGGTCAACGTCACGGATATGCTGTTGATCAGGGACAATCAGACGCATTTTCTGGATGCGTTGCAGCGGATCACGGTGCCGGAGGAAGTGGTCGAGAAGATCGCGAGGTGGATGTGGCAGGTGGATACCGAGTCGGATCGGGCCTTGCAGGAGAGGTTGGGATGGTGAAGTGATAACCGAGGTTAGCAATATGTTGATCACAGCAGTTCCAAACGCAGATCTGTTAGAGAGCTGGCGTGTTGGGGTTACATCCAGTGACCCTGACGAGAAGGTCGTAGAAATCTTGCAACGCGAAATACTGAGACGAATGGGGCTTAGCCCGGAGCTGGTGATTTGATGAGTGACATATTTCGCATGATCCTGGCAGGATTGTGCGTCATCTTGGCAGGGGTGATCGTTGTGGTGGTCATTCCGGTCTTAGTGCGAGGTTATCGCGAAGCGACGGCCATACAGAAGTGGGCAAAAGACTTGCAAAGCCAACCCCCCAGGGGTAGTGATCCTCTCGACCACCACGCGAGCGAAAACGGAAACGAACTGAAATTGTCCCCTATAGGGGGAGGAAAGCGAAATGGGTAAGCCGGGGCGAAAGCGAGCGGAGTTCGACGAGGTGGCGGTTTACGAGGCCATCAAGATCGGGAACACGATCGAGGGCACCGCGGCTATCGTGGGGGTCTCGGCAGACACTCTCACGCGGTATTGTTCGGGGCTCATTGAAAAGGCCAAGGCGGAACGCAACAGCAGTGTTCAGAGGACTCAGTACGAATTGGCGGTGACGGACAAAGACAAGACCATGCTGATCTGGCTCGGTAAGCAGTGGCTGAGACAGAGCGACAAACAGGAGGTGACGGCGACCGTGGCTTCTGAGATTGAGGTCACCACGAAGGCGGAGGATCTTAGCGATGGACAACTTGCAGCCATCATCGCCCGAGGCCGCATCGGAGCTACTCCGAAGGCGAAAGGCTCGAACGGGACTGCTGGCGTTCACTGAGTACACGTATGCGGATTATCGAGCAAACTGGCACCACCGGGTATTGTGCGAGTGGTTGGACAAACTGGTTGAAGGAAGCGTAACGCGACTCATGGTCTTTGCACCACCACAACACGGCAAGAGCGAACTGGTGTCCCGCCGGCTACCGGCCTATATCCTTGGCAGGTATCCGGACGTATCGGTGATTGCCTGTAGTTACTCCGCCGACTTGTCTCAGAGGATGAGCCGCGACACCCAACGGATCATTGACGATTCCCGCTATCACACCTTGTTTCCAGAGACGCAAATTAACGCCCGTAACTTCAAAACAGGTGCGGGTGCCGATGCTGTCCGCAAGGCCGATATCTTCGAGGTCGTGGGGCACAAGGGCCTCTACCGCAGCGCAGGCGTCGGCGGCGGCATCACGGGCATGGGGGCCGACTTCGGCATCATTGACGATCCGCTGAAGGATGACGAGCAGGCATACTCGCCGACGGTCCGGGAGAAAGTGCTTGACTGGTATCGGGGGACGTTCTATACGCGGTTGCGGAAGAATGCTCGCGTGCTGCTAACGATGACCCGATGGCATCGCGGGGACCTGGCTGGTGCTCTCCTGGACGCTGCCAAGCAGGAGCGAGGCGATCGGTGGACGGTTCTGCAATTCGAGGGCCTGCGGACGACGGCGGACAATGAGAACGATAAGCGTGCGGTTGACGAGCCGCTGTGGGAGGAATTCAAGTCGCAGGCGGATCTTCATCAGATCAAGATGACGCTGGGGCCGACCCGCTGGGCGGCCATGTACCAGCAGGACCCGCGGCAGGAGGGTGGTGCAGAGTGGCCGGAAAGCTTCTTTGGTCCGGAGATCTGGTTCACCGAATGGCCCAACGATCCGCTGGTCAAGGTCGTGGCGCTCGACCCGTCGAAGGGTGTCGGCAGCAAGCACGGGGACTATTCGGCGTTTGCGATGGTGGCGTTGGGACGTGACGGCGTATTCTACGTTGATGCCAACATGGCCAATGATCGGCACTGCTCGATCCTGGTGGACACGTCGATCGAGATCCAGCGGACGTTCGGGCCCCAGTACTTCGGATTCGAGGTCAATCAGTTCCAGGAGCTGCTGGCTAACGACGTGCAACGGCGGGCGGCAGAGACGGCCATCCCCGTGCCGATTTGCACGATCGACAACCGGATTAACAAAGAGGTGCGTATTCGGCGGTTGACGCCCTACCTGAGCCGCGGGCAACTGCGGTTCAAGGGCGGCTCGAAGGGCGCCGAGCTATTGGTCAATCAGATGCGTGATTTTCCGTTGGCTGAGCACGACGATGGCCCCGACGCCCTGGAGATGGCAATGCGGATACTGGTAGAGAAGTCCGTGGGTGCGGGGGACGACCGTGGTGATAACTTGTTTGGCGATGTGGGAGCGAGGTACTGATGAGTAAACAGACAAGTTGGTTGTATGCCGCGTGTGAGGCGATCAGGAGGAAAGCTAGGCGGGCGCACCCATCCGTTCTGGTTGGGACTCGACTGCCATATCTGACGTTTCACGAGATGGGCATAAAACGAACGTCCAAAACCCAGATCATTCGCAGGGCGAGGTCGTAATGGGCTGGCTCAAACGCCGACAACTGAAATCGCAGATCCAAGAGCGGGCGCTTGCGCTCGAGGTGGCGGCCCTCGAAGCAATCACGATGACCCACAACTTCATCGACCCATCCGATGCTCTACAGGACCCAATGACCGGGGAGCTATGGGACGGGCTGGGATCAGACATCAAGGGGAGCGTGTCCCGGTTGATCGACACCGAGCAGCGTCTGAAAGAGGTCCGCAATGCGGGTCGGATACTGGCGTTGACCAATGAGTTTGCCATCAACGGGCACGAGAACCGAATCAGCTATATCGTCGGCACGGGACACACCTACACGGTGGCACTGAAGGAAGCGTCGGGGGATGTCAACAAGGGGCAGGATGCTGACGTGAAGGCCGTTCAGGAGATCATTGACGAGTTTATCAAGGAGGCCGGATGGCACGCCCGGCAGCAGGAGATCGTCCGCCGCAAGGATCGGGACGGCGAGTGTTTCCTGCGGTTCTTCGATAATGACGGGCTGGTACGTATTCGGTTCGTCGAGCCGGGGGACGTGACCACACCCAAGGAATTTAGCAGGGATCCAAGCAAAACATGGGGAATCCACACCGAGCCCGATGACGTGGAGAAGGTGATCGGGTACCTGATCGACGGCGAAGGAGAGGTGCCGGCCGAAGAGGTCCAGCACCGCAAGCTGGGCGTCGACAGCAACGTCAAGCGGGGTGTGCCGCTGTTCTACCCGGTGCAATCGAACCTGGACCGGGCTGTTAAACTGTTGAAGAACATGTCGGTGGTGGCCCAAATCCAGGCTGCTATCGCCATGATCCGCAAGCACAGCTCGACGGGCAATACGGTAGAGGACTGGTCGAAGAATGCGGCGGACGTCCAGAGCACGAACCAGACGACCGGCAAAACCACCTACTACAAACGCTATGCCCCCGGGACGATCCTCGACGGGACCAAGGGCATCGACTACGAGTTCCCGTCGATCGGCGTGGATGCGAGCAACCTGGTGGGTGTCCTGCAGGCCGAGCTCCGGTCCATTGCCAGCCGGTTGGTGATGCCCGAATTCATGCTCACCAGCGATGCCTCCAACTCTAACTATGCCAGCACGATGGTCGCCGAAGGGCCGGCCGTGAAGATGTTTCAACGGTTGCAGTGGGACACGATCGAGGACGACCTCGATGTGATGGACCGGGTGCTCGATGCCGCGGTGGCCAATGGCCGGATCAGCGAAGAGGCCCGGGAGCGGGTCAAGATCGACGTCGAGCCGCCGCGTCTGGAGAATCGGGAGCGGCTGGAAGAGACCCAGGCCGATGAGATCCTAGTCAACGGCAGTGCCATGAGTATCGCCACCTGGCAGAAACGTAACGACCTCGATCCGGACGTCGAGACGCCGTTGATCGACGAGGACCGGGAAAAGCTCGATCCGTTTGGCGGGCTGGACTTTGGCGCCGGCCAGCCTGAACAGTTACCGCCTGGGGCGGGAAAACCGAAGGAGGCTGAGTGATGAAACGACGCGGATTCTTTGCAACTTTAGCGGCCTTGGCTGTAACGCCATTGGCTGGTCGATCGATACGGGCCAAAGAGAGTTCCGCTTACGGGAAGGTTGCTATGCACGATAGGTATGGATTACTCTCAGCACCAGTCTGGAACGAAGCCATCTGCCAAGCTGATTACGAGGTTAAGGCGTTGGCGATTTGGGACCCTCGGGAAAAGTGCTGGGTGCTTCATACGCTGAGTGTTTCACGGCAAGAGCACAATGACCCGAATTAGCCGTCAGGCCACAACACGACTGCGAGCCATGGCCCACCGGCGTGCCGACGCACGGGACCGGCAGATCCGTGCCATAGGCCGCCCCATCGACCGCTGGACGGCCGACCTGGAGGCGAGGCTGCTTGGTATCGTCGCGGCGGGCAGGGGCGGTTTCGAGGGCGTGATGGGCTCTGTGGACGTGGTGCTGATCGGGGCCGTGGAGGAAGCGGCAGAGATCATCGAGGCAGGGCTGCGCCAGATGTGGACGCACTCGTGGCTGCGGGTAACACGAGACTGGGTTGCGGCCCTGCCTCTTGGCTATTGGCTGAATCGCTTGGTGCCTGTGAAGATGCTGTTGGGGACGGAAGGACATCTCGAGCAGATCGAGCTACTCGAAGACGCCCTTGACGACGAAAACCTGTTCGCGAAGATCTTGTCCGGCAACGCGACCGAGGTGGAGGCACGGGAGATTGTGCGGGTGGCCGAGTTCGGATCGCCTACGACTGAAGAGGTGGATCAGATCCTTTCGGCGACCAACGCGGCGGACGGCAAGTCGGCGATGGAACGGATTCGGACGGTGCTTCAGAAGGACATGTACTACCTGCGGGGAGCCATTCGGCAATCGATGAGCGGGGAGTTTTCGGGGGCGTCAGCGGTTGCCGACCTGAAAAACCGGACCAAGGGTTTGCTTGACACGAACGAGGGTATCAACTATAAAGCAAAGAGGATCGCTCGCACTGAAGGCTCTCGGGTGGCCGAGGCGGCACAGCGGCGATCGTGGCGGCAGGTTGGGGATATTATCAAGGGCATCCGTGCCTGGACGGCCGGGGACAGTAAGGTCCGGGACTCCCATCAACCGTGGCATAGGAAGCTTTACTATCGGTCCGGTGGAGGCAGTACGTTCATCGCCCGGGACGGCGAGCGCCTGCCCGAGTTCCCGGCGGCGCCGAACTGCCGGGGCTATACGAGCGTGGAACTGATCGACGAACTATACGCCGGGGGGACGAAGCCCGACTACGGGACGTATGACGCGGCCAAGGCGCGGAACGAAGTGCCAGATTGGCTGGTTAGACAGAGATCCAAGGAGAAGGTGAGCTGATGGCTGTATGCGAGTATTCCGTCGTGGATCTAGTCAATAGCCTGCAAACGCGGATTGAGCGGTACATGCCAATTGCGGATCAGCCCGGGACTTGGGGCTTAGGGTTTAATAACCTGTATATGCGCCAGATTCTTTCTCGGGTGCCGCTGGGCGTTATGGAGTTACGAGATAAACTACAAGGCGAGTCCAGAAAATACCCGACATTGTCCGCGTCGGTGGAAGCTCTACATAACTGGTTTAACAACAACAGCAAAGACGGCATTCTTCAGTTACGTGAAGCGAAAGAGTCCTATAGACCCGCTGGGACTAAGGTCATGCCTCGACTTCCGGGTGAGTTGCTTGCGGATTTTCTTGAGGCCGCTGAGTCCACGCGAGTTCAGGCGAAGGAAAAGGTGAGCTGATGGCAGACAAACCACGCTACGCGGTCATCCAGACTACTAAGGCAATCTATGATCAGATTCGCTTGGGTGCCGTGCAAATGCCCTTGGGCATCGTCGTTGATGCTTGTGTCGCGAGCATTGATCGTGATTCGGCGATGATTCGCTTTACCGGTTCTGGGTTACCGCAAGCCTATGAGATAGACGAGGGCGCTATCTACGGCACGGCGGCTTTCGAGATCCGAGAGGGCCACCCGCCGGAGTTGGTCCTGTTGTTTGCTGTGGAGGAAAAGCCGAAATGATGGCCAAACACCCAAGGAAGCCTGAACGTCCGCATATCGTTCGCATGAAGGACAGCGACGTCTCAGAACCCACACCCAAGGCGAAAGAACCCGAGCAGTGCAGTAATTGCCAGTTTTCGCACCAGAAACACAAGGACGCCGCAGAGTGTCATTGCCGGCGGAATCCCGGTGCATTGATCAAGTGGCTGACCGACTGGTGCGGAGAGTACCGGCCCAAGCCCCAGGAAGAGCGGATCAGGGAAGGCGTATCGTGACTGTCGTACCTGCCACAAGCCGAGAGGACGCCAATGTTGCTTTGCGTTCTTTGTCGCACGACAAGCTTGACGACCTGTTTGATGAGGCGACGACGGAGTACTTCTACGGCGTTATTGGCGTAGAGGCCACTGTAGAGGACGGGCGGATTACCACCGTGAGAACACGCAAGGAGATGACGCACAAGTGACGTAGCAACCTGAACCAACGTTAAAACGGGTATCGGAACAACCGGGCCCGGTTTGATCGCACCGTAGCGATCGGACCGGGCCCTTTTTTAGTTCTTGGCAAAATGAGGTGAACCATGGCAATCGAGACAATTCAGGAATTCACGGACTCGCGGGGCTGCCGGCTGGCGGTCGATCGCGATGGGGGCGTGATCCGCGGCGTGAAGCTCTTGGGGCTCGAAAGCCGCAACGGACGCACCTACCCCAAGGAGACGGTGGTCCGGGCATTGCAGCTCTACGAGGGCGTCAAGGTCAACGTGGACCATGCCCAGGGCAAACCCGGCGGCCCACGGAGCTACAGCGAGCGGATCGGCGTGATCCGCAACGTCAGCCTCGATTCAGGCGACGGCGGCCTGCGGGGCGATTTCCATGCCAATCCCAAGCACGCGCTCTTTGAGCAACTTGCATGGGACGCGGAAAACTCACCCGAATCGGTGGGATTCTCTCACAACATCGTGGGGAAAACAAAACAGCACCGCGGCCAGACCGTGGTAGAGGAGATAACGCGTGTGACGTCGGTCGACCTCGTCGCTGACCCGGCCACCACGCGCGGCTTATTTGAACAGGTCGGCGACACAACACTACCTGAAAAGGAGGAAAACGACGTGGAACTGAAAGACCTCACGTCCGCTGTCCTTGAGGCCGAACGCCCGGATCTGGTGAAAGCCTTCCGGGAGACGGCGCTCGAGGAGCACGCCAACTCCGAAGAGGCCAAGGCCACCACGGCCCGGCTGAAGGAGTTGACCGAAGAGAACGACCGCTTCAGGGCGGCCGCCTTGCTGCAAGAGCAGCGGGAGAAAATCGACAAGGCACTCGCGGAGGCCAAGTTGCCGGAGGCGCTCGTTACCGACGTGTTCCGGCAAACGCTCACCGAGGCCAAGGATGAGACCGCTGTCAAGGCACTCATCGAGGATCGTGCGGCGATGGCCAAGCAGGCCGCCTCGAAGCCGCGGAGTAAAGAGCAAGTCCAAGAGGGCGAGGAGGGCGAGGAGGGCGACGGCGAAGAATTCTCCGCCGACGAGGTCCACCGTCGCCTGACGAAGTCAGAAAGGCGGTACAGCCATGTCGGATAACATGCGATGGCGATACGGGGCAACCAACCCCGTGATGATCGCCGTGGATTCGGGCCAGGTTATCGAAATCGGCGATCTCGTGTGGCTGAACACCGATGACGTTCGTCCTGCGAGTCAGGTGACGTACACCGGGATTGCCGCTACCCAGGAGGCGTTGGTTGACAATTTCCTGGGAGTT